TAAACCCAACCGGGGATCTCTTCTACTACTCGAACGGTCATGGGATGTTCCTTTTTTAAGGAAAGCTATCACAGTCTGTACAAAAGATAGCATATACCCTAACCGTCCGTCAACAAGTTAGGCTGGTTCGGCCGTTACAGCGCCTACTAAAATAACGGGCGGGGCCGGGATCTTAACGTCTTTTGGCTTCCATAAATGAAGGGTATGAGGATGATTGTTTATGTACTGAGACTTGGGCGGGTGAAGCTCCATGACCATCTCTTCCTCTTCCCAAAACAAGCCTTTTATGTAGCACATATCATCCCAATTCGGCGTCTTGTTTCGCTTATAATAAGTGACCGAGACATGCTCCCACCCCATGCCGTCAGAAGCGATAATCTGAAAACGGTCCTTCTTGTATTTCCAATGAGGAATCAGGAATATGCCGTTAGGACCATCGCCAATTCGAGAGGGCATCGGCCCATTGATAACTCGATATTGCTCTAGGTCGATGATGGTTTCTCTCATAGTAGTTTTGCCTGTATTCCCTCTCCTAAAAGCAAGTACCTAAGCTCGATAATCGGCCTGAGATCCGCTACATGCTTGTAATGGTTGTGAACGTCATAGCCGAAATACCTGGCAGGGCACTTCAGCATGTCCTCGTCGCTTTCCCACCCAAGCAAGTCAACCTTGTACTCGCAATCTCTCCAGCCTACCTTCTTTTCGTTAAACCGGGCCAATACATGGTATCTTGCACACTCTTTGCCAACTTCGCGAAGCAAATTGTATGGCTTACGATAAGTAGAAACGCTAATCGTGCCAATATCAGTTACGAAGTTTATTCTCCCATCACCGGCCAGTCGGTCCGTCAAATCTAAATTGAGGCCAAACTGCCTGGCAAACTCCCACTGACCCATCAGGCCAATAAAATCGTAATCGCTGCTCAGGCTCCTTCTCGTAACATGGTTAGCATGAAGCCTTGACCTTCTCTCGGCAACGACCTTAATGTCTGCAACGCTTAGCAATCTCGCTTCTACCAAACCGGTTAATTCCATCAAATTCCACCGAACCAGTTTTTCTCTGGCGCATAAGTCATTACGTAACATTCCAAATCGTCAGGCGAGAAACCGAGTTTATTTCTCATGGTGCGCTTGTCCATGATCTTGATGTTTCCCTTATTGTCCCGGTCGTAAGTTACCTGGCGCAAAGCGTCATGCAGTCTCCTGCATGACTCGCTATACGTATCGGGCGGTAAAGCTACTTCTCCTTTTCTAAAGGCAACCCGAACGGCCCAATAAGCCTCATCTCTAACCTGGACAAAAGCCGCTTTGTCAGACTCGTCGCTGCGACCCCTCGCTCTCTCGCCAACCATAATTGAGACAGCGTTGATATAGTGGTTAAGCTCACGGCTCTTCCTGTTCATGACACCTGCCGATCCTGCCCCAACGCCGGTGCCGTCGATTTTGGCTATCTCGGCATTTCTCTCTACATAGAACTCGGCCGCTCGCTCGGCCGCCGCACTTGGATCGTCATCCTTCCAGGTAATAGGAACGTCCCACCAAATACCATAACGGAATCCGGCGCTATGAAAATCTGGGCCACCGGCCGAAACATCAAGGCCCATTATGGGCCTGATACCTCTGGGCGGAAGCGGCTCTCCGCCATTCATGGACCTCATTTGCTCCCATTTAGAAACAGCCAAGTCAATCCATTCGTCAGCAAACAAACGATCAACGCCACCGGCCGGGTAATCGCCTATCACCTTATAATAGAATTGGTTATCAACGATAGATCTCCAGCCTGGGCGAAGGGGCGCAGTTTCAGTTCCGTCTTCCCTGATGGCCGTAGCACCAACAAGGAAAGCAGGAACTTTCCAGCAAGTGCTATCTATATCTTTCTCGATAGGCTTCGGCTCAGTCCATTCATGAATCCTCAAGACCGTCTTGTTGCGAGTCACGGCCCCTGGAATAATATCTTTGCCAGTAATGACATTGGGATGGTCCAGGGCGCTCATTTTAATTATCTTAGCCCGTTGCGCCCGCTCTCGCTTGTAGGCCATGCCCTGCTTTTTCTTGGGGTTGTAACAAACGATTTGCCGGACAAAAGTGCCCCCCGACATACAGCCATCAGCCCCTCGGTAGACGGCATCTGGTATTGCGTCACCCTCGTCAAAAATGAAAACGAGAACAGGGCTATGCTTGCCCGACCACTTAGTCTCAATGTCCTCGTCACTGGCGTCTTTGGGAATCGAGACCCCGGTGATGAACTCTTTGGGCCTGCGATAAATTCGCATGGACGCCTTGACTTTATCTTCTAGGAAAAGTTCCTCATGGTCATGGGCTAAAGTATAGATTTCTCCCCATAACAAGGTACGAAGATTCGATTCCGGTGGGGCGGCGGCCGTGAAAACTTGGGCTTTCTCAAAGCACTTATAAACCCAAATAGCTAAAACCCCAAGAACAAAGGTTTTGCCGACGCCAGTAGCCGACTTGACCTGGACTATCTCGTAGTCCCTGACCGCTTCCAATAGCTCTTGCTGAGCAGGAGTTAATTTAAGACCTAGAATGTCGGTGGCGAAACCATAAGGGTCATCCTGATAAAGCGCCAAGTCTTTTTCCTTATCTGGATCAAGGCCCTCGATTATACCGTCAGACCACAAGTCTTTGACTTTTGGTTTTCGCTCTTCCTGCCTTAAACGTTCAAGATCAAGCATCATCGCCATCAATGATCACGGTATCTTCGTCAGACCCGCTAGGCAAATAGTAATCTACAGAAATATTGCCTTTCATGATGCCATGTAAGGTGCTCAAGAATAATTGACGAACATCTTTCTCTTTGATATTTCTTTTACCCTTAATAGCCTTCATGATCTCAGAAGCAACAATACCAACAGCATCACGAATATTGCCCAGAGTCTCTTGCTGAAGCAAGTACATTTCCTGAATCGTGATCATCTTCTGTTCTTCAATGAGCCGCTTACGCTCAGTCTCGGATAGACGACCGATGCGGCCGGTCAGGGACGCTATTTCATCCCATCTCCGCTTGTCATCAGCTACGCCAGTCATCAGATCGTCCAATTCAGAAGCCGCATCAACCACGCTGAAGTAGTCTTCCTCGGCCAAAGCCTTTCTCATGCGTCGAACTGCTTGGCGTGCAGAGGCAGCGACATTCAAGTAATCAGTATCACCAATCTGGCTCATAAGCTCACCCATGCGAGATGATAAAGCGCCCATCTCAGGAGCTACCGAGAGATAATTGCGATCAGTGACAGCTTCAACGTACATGCGCTGTAACTCACCGCTGAGAGACTGCTCGTATATACTCACGCGGCCGAAGTTTTCACGCTTCAACATCCCGTTCAACGGCCCACTGATATTCATGCCGCCATGAATGATAACCCTGCTACAGCGTCCGTTTCGAGTTGGCTTATTTTTGCACAAAGCACGATAGTTGCCGCACTCTGGACAAAACGCCATATCAGGCTCAGGTATATTTGCCAGGCAATTACTATCATGGCAACTAAAACGAGGCAATCCACAAATTTTCTTGGGTTCCCCGAAAACCTTGTCAAATAACTTCAAATACTCCATCACGGCCACGCGCATATCTTTATCAACAAAGGTATGGCAATTAGAAAAATAACGGGATATGTCAGTCTTAAAAGAGTGAAACCTTTGCGGGTCCGGCCTAGAATACCTAGCCGTACTTGTCTCAAGCTCGTCTAGGAGATTGTGAATTGTTTCATCAGATAAATCTTCAAAAAGGACTTCCGAGAGATGCTTGGCCTGAATTATGGGGTCATAGGGGTTGATCAACTCTTCCAAGTCTCTCAAAGTTTCATGACCGCCAGGTTCTACATAAACCCGCAATTCATCTATTTTTTGTGAGATACTCATAACTAAATTACCTTGGCTAATTCGGCTTGTTCAAGCACTAGAAAGATCTCTGCTTTTGTCGGCACTGATGGCCCTAAGAACGCCTCGTTTATGATTTCAAGCTGCTCAACGCTTAAAGGTAGTTTACCCAGGTAAACCTCGTCGTGCCGGTAGATCTGGTCTGGGTTGCGACGGCTAATTTTAGCATACGGACCGTGCGGCTTAGTTTCCCTATTAAGCGAACATCCTTGTTGGCAATATTCTTTACCACAATTCTTAAAAACTATTTGTTGCGACCAGCGACCACTTCCTGACATTGACTTTTGCCCTCTCGCATCCTATACTTTCATTGAGGTCGCCCGGCCTCAAAAAAGACCCCAAGCGCCCCGGTACGTGCAACCACCGGGGCGCACGCCTATTTACTCTTATTCCTTCGGCTTCTGATAGCGCCAGCAATCCTGATCGGCGCTCCGTATCTAGTGCGGATCTGCCACTTAGGACACTCATGATCTGGTACGTCAAGAAGTTGGCCGCACTTTGGGCAAGTGATATTAGCTATACTTTTCCTATCGCTACTCATCTAAACGGCACATCCCTTAGATCTAGAAAAGAGCCGCCCATGTCCCAGAATTGCGTCCGGTGTTTGCGGCCACCCTCAAT